ATGGTTCAGCATGGGATACACGATGGAGACCTACTGATCGTCGATCGCTCGCTCGATCCTCGCGACGGCGACATTCTTGTCATGGCCATCGACGGCGACCTCACAGTCAAGAAGCTCGGCACGATCGGCAAGCGCCCGTACCTCTTGCCGGGCACCCCGAATTACGCGCCGATACCGATGGAAGGCAGGGAGTGTCATGTGTGGGGGGGTAGTCACGCACAACGTGCATGCGCACCGGGCAGGCGTAGGGAAATAAAAAAAGGCCCGTTGCCGGGCCTGTTGGCACAATCCGAGCCACATCGCATACCACTAGCGCCAGCATACCTTAGCCAATACTCATAAAACTAAGCAAAACATAAACAAAAATCAATAGAGGTGCTTTCATGCTCGCCCTGGTCGACAAGCTCAACCGTGAGATGAAACGCGACACCATCCGTCTAGGGGGGGCAGCGAAATAAGGGCAGCATGGCAACTGCGCCGCGACTTTCTCACACAGCGACGAAGAAATGGGAAGCCCCCAGGCAAAGTTCTGAGGGTAACCATAATATCGGCGTATTTTTTACGTTCGGAATTTTACCTATGGTCAAAAAACAATCGAAACATAATTATATTACTTAGAAAGAATCTCAAAAACCTTCTTAAATTTCATCCCTACACCCACGAACAAGAAAAATGAGTGCATCAGAAAAAAAAGAGAAGCCGAAATAAGCAGCATAACAAGATCTTTGTCTCCAGCTACCAATGCCAAAACCCCTGAGACAATCGATAGCAGCAAAAGACCAGCCACACAAAAAAGCTTAGAAACCAGTTTGTAAAAGTGCCCAGTAACCCTAATCCTAACTATAAAATTTTTGTCTGCTATTGCTACCAAAATAGATAGCGCAGTTATTAGAAAACCAAACAAAGTTGCTGCCAGTGTCGAAAAAACACTGGCAGACAGTCTTAAATCTTCATACCCGCTTAAGCTACAATAGGTTTTGTAACCAAAATAAGCGGATAACAAAACACTAAGAAACGCGGCGATCCGGCTGTCCAAAAATTTCATTGATGTCATCTCTCAAGGAGCCGTAGCTATTCGCTAAAGCAGCAAACATTGAGTCGAGCACTGGATACCTACCTCTCATTTCAACAAGCTGGGTGTCAGTCAGCCTATCCGCAATAAGGTCTATCGGATAATCGTGCTCACCATCTGTTAATTTAACACGAGCAACAGAAGCATTGCGTGTTTTAACTATCGATTCTGCTGCTTTTTTCAAGCCTGGCCAGAGAGTATGTTTATCCCGATCAGCAGATCTTCTGTCGGCGCTTAAGTTCACTCTTATTCTAGAGCTATTCCCCAAGTCAGCAAGCTTAGCAAATCGCTCCCCCCAGTCATCCTCAGGAAAATAGTCTGGGTTAGTGGGTGGTGCGTATGACAACTCAATAGTAACGGGTTCTAAGTTATCATCCAGCATACGCTCTACAGCATCGGGCTGAAGAATTGGGTTAAAAATAACCGTCTCGCCTAAATAACTTGAGATATATTCACTAAGGCGCCCGATCCTGGCAGCATGACCATTTCTCTGAAAAACGACCACACATTTATCTTTCTTTACAAGGAAGTGGTTTTTTTCTATCAAGCCTTCTTGTGCTTCAAGCTCCAGCTCTCTTTCCTCTCCTGCCGGACTTCCAGCATGAGGAAGGTCAGAAGTTCTGAATTTCGCAAGGACTCCTTTAATCGTACCTCCAGCCTTACTCATAGATCTAAGTTGATACTCGAATGATCCAAGATGATAAGAAGGCCTTTCTTCGAGGTCACAGATCTCTGAGAAGGTGGAGAATATATCTACACCTCCATCAGCATCGCTACCAACCATCCCCGAAAAAAAGTCAATGGAAAATTCTTTTTGGTCATAAACAGGCATAAACACCTCGCACTATCAAGCCTTATATTAATTTATAATTAAAAAACAACAGATTCTTAAATGAAGCTCAAAATATACAAATCTTCACTTCGTGCATCTATTCTTGGATAAATAAACTCTGAATCATGGGGTTTCCTACCGCTGAGCTCCCCACCGAAACCTAGTTAGCAAAAATCGCGACGATACCAAAAATGACAAACAGGAAAGCCCCAAAGAATCCGCCAACGAAACAGCCAACGATAAAACTTATGAAACCGTTTTTCCCCTTCTGCCGCTGATCTTACATGACCCTCACGGTCACGATGATAGCAATGACAAAAATGGCGACGGATGCGATACCCCCAAAGCATTCAGTTCCCCTTGTTTCAATTTCTTTTATAGCCGGCGGATCACCACACAATCCGCCCAGTCCTGACCCGGCACCGGCCCAGGATCTCCACGTCCTGCATCTCGTCGGGCTTGATCATCTCTTTTTCGTAAGCGTGGCTGTCGCTGATCAGCAGCCAGGCCCCGCCCGCAACGCTCTGCACACGCTTGAAGCGTGCGTCTGGGCTAGTCCCGTACAGCCAGATGTGCGCATATCCATCTACCCCTACCTACTACTCAGAACACTTAGGAAACACTACCTAAAGCCAAGGTCGCTGTCATTCCTAAATGAGCGGATATGCGACCAAACGGGGATGGTGAAGACGAGGTTAGAAACCCAGGAAGTGAGGCGTGCTCCTTCCAGAAGGCAGGCACAAAAAAAGCCGCTGATGGCTCAGCGGCTTTTCTAGATTCTGGCGGAGGGGGAGGGATTCGAAACCTCCACTACCGCCTAAAACAACTGTAACTTACTGATTTATATGGAGGCAATCTCGCGATTTTGGCGATTCTTGTTCCCAAACTGTTCCCAGGCGTTGACGGAGGAATGCGTGTGACGTGCGCGTGTACGTATGTTGCGCGGGGTAGACTCGGAATCCGAGGGGGGCTCGGAAAAAGGTAACAAAGGTAATGGATTGCCTAAATTCAATATAAACCATTGAATATAAAGAGATTCGAACAGTCGTTCAAAAGGTAACAAAAAGGTGATGCAAAGGTAATGCGTTACCTTTTTGAGAGGTGACAGAGAGAAATATCCATATCCTTTAAAAACAGCTACTTGCGAGCACGTTACCTTTTGCATTACCTCACGTTACCTTTTAGAGGTAACAGAAAAGCTTCAATAAATCAGACGGTTGGGGCATGATCTACCCTCATGTGACCGATGTTACCTTTTTCCGAGCCCCCCGCACCTTCATAAGGCGCCTCCCACTCCTGTGCTTCCTCACCACCCGTTTTGGGTGCTGCTCGATTTCGCATGATTCCGCATGACCTATCACCCTCTGCCAATCGCCTCGAAGCCCTGCAGCCAGACTGTATTGACCGTCCTGCATGAGTGCGTGAAAAGCGACAGGTTTAGCGCGCAGGCGGGGCGGGGTGTCGACGGCGCGCGGAGGGCGAGCAAGGTCTATCTTCTTGGTCTATGGTGAGTCAGGGAAGACGCAACCAACAGGTGGCACCGTGGATAACTATCACATCACGAAAGACGGCGACGACTGGAAGCTTCAGAAGGAAGGCAGTGACCGCGCTATAAAGCGATCTGGCACCAAGGATGAAGCCATACAGCACATGAGAGGCTATATGGACGGTAAGGAAGGGTCAGTAAAAATCCACAAAGAGGATGGGAAGATTCAAGAGGAACGCACCTATCCCGGAAGCTCTGATCCACATAGCTCCAAGGGATGAAGAAGGGGTCGCCAATCGGGCGACCCTTTTTCAATTTACACACCATTCAGCGGTTGGTGATGATCAGCTCTCCCCGCTTTCCAGTTGATTGCTTGCTGACGGTGTAATTGATCTGGGTGGTGTGGATCTTGAGGCCCGCGAACGCTCGCCGCATCTCCGGGATGTCGTTGACGCTAATGACGACCTGCCCTTTTGCTTTCCGTGCCAGCTCGGCCATTCGCTCGTACTGCTCGAGGCCGAAGTCGGTGCCGTAGCCGGCGGTTTCCCAGTACGGCGGATCCAGGTAGAAGAGCGTCTCGGGCCGATCGTAGCGCGTCACGCATTCCGACCAGTCTAGATGCTCGATCACCGTGCGAGATAGCCGGAGGTGTGCCTGGCTCAAATCCTCCTCAATGCGCATCAGGTTGAGACGAGGTGGGCTGGTCGCTGACGTCCCAAAGGTCTGGCCATGTACCTTGCCACCGAAGGCCAGCTTCTGCAGGTAGAAGAAGCGTGCCGCGCGCTGAATATCAGTGAGGTGCCGCGGGTTCACTTCACGCTGAGTCAGGTACTCTTCCCGGCTTACCAGGCTCCAGCGGAACTGGCGCACCAGCTCGTCGGGGTGGTGCTTGACGATGCGATAGAGATTCACCAACTCCCCATGGGCATCATTGATCACCTCCACGGGGCTCGGATCTTTCAAGAAGAAGATGGCCGCTCCCCCGCAGAAGGGTTCCACATAGGTTCTGTGTGGCTGGAACTGGGGGATGATGGCTTTCGCAAGACGGCGCTTGCCTCCCATCCATGGGAGGATCGGTTTCATGGTCATCCTGACACCTGTTTATTTATCCAGTTTCTGATATGCTTTCGGTGTCGCTGGATGCGCCAGGAAGGCGTTTACGATCAGGGACGATCACGGCGATGCATGCCCGGGGCCCACAAGCCCTGGGCTTTTTCGTGTTATCCGGTTGGCGATTCGCTGGCCGCCTCAAGTGTGTAAGGCCGAAACCGGATCACCTGCTCCCCCACCAGGTCGTTGACCTCTTCGAAGACGGCTTGCAGCGGCTCGAGCTCGTTGGTGACGAAGACCCTGGCCGCCTTCTCCACGTCGCCGAATCCTCCGACATTGTTGGGCATCACGCCCATCAGCTGGGGCGGTACGCGGTGGCTGGCGAGGGTGTCGTCGCGGGTTTCCTGCTTGATGCCGGCGAATTCGTCCTTGGCGGCGACCTCGCTGATGGGGATGATCTGTACGCCATCCTTCTTGCCGCCCGGCGAGTGAAGGAACAGGTTGCGGAAGTTGCCCACGCCCTTGGAGTTGCGCAGGGCCTCGCGCATGGCATCGATGTCTTCCTGGTTCTGCGCGGTATCGGAGACGTACATCACAAAGCCGGCATGACTACCGTTCAGGTAGTACTTGCGGCGGAACAAGGTAGCGTTTTCGTTGAGTAGGATCGACTGCAGCGCGCCGAGGTAGTCCGGCACGCCGTAGATCTCTTGGTTGATGTCAGGCTCCATCAGGTGGATCACCGAATCGCGCTCGAATTCGCTGGCCACCTGCCAGGATGTCACCCACCAGTACTGCCCTTCTTCGACGCCTCGGCGCACGTACTTGGCTCGCGCCGGCCGCAATGCCAGCAGCCGCCCAAGGCGCCCATACACCCGCTCGATGTACGCATTGCCAAACACCAGGTAATCCGTGACCAGGGCACGGAACGCCTGCCGGCTCAGTAGGCGATGCGGAATGAACGATCGCGATAGAATGTTGCGCTTCACCTGCAAACTGGAACCGTGATGTGCCGTCGCGCGATACACCTTGGCCAGCGCTGGCAGATCCACCGGCGGTTCGTACCAGCGCGCCGTCAGCATCCAACAGCCGGTGTAGAGGAAATCGGCCAGGTCCGTCACCGGTACCGGCTCGCCGAAGGTGAACGCCTCGGCCCGCGCCGGGGCTGGCGACGCCTCCGCCGCCGGTTCGGACTCGGACAGGGTCGCCGGCACACGCATGCGGGGTTTGTCGGCCGTGGTCATTCGGACATCTCCATGATGGCGCCGCCGCGCTCGCCCTCGGCGAGCACGTCGATGGGTTCGTTGTTGAGAGCGTGCATCGTCGCCCACGCCAAGTCGGCGTGGCCGGTTTGGGCGTTGCGCCCTGCGGTAAAGGTGAATTGGCGGCCGCTCGCGGTCAGCTCGCGGCGAATGGCGGTGAAGGACTGGGCGATGATCACGTCACGGCTATCGAACTCGAGACGCCCGCGCTCGATGATGTGCTGTGCCTGACGCACCAGCGCCGCCTTGCTGTCCGGCGTGTAGCGATAGCGCGTCACGCGCGGAAAGAACTTTGCGACCAGTTGCGCTACCGCCTCGCCCATGCCGTTGATATCGATGCCGATGAACTGGACGTTGTAGCGTCGGGTCACCTGCTCGATGAAGCCCGCTTGCTCTTCGTAGTCCTGTCCTTTGATGCGGTGCTTCTCCAGGATGCGATGCCGATCGTTGCGATTCTTCGCCGGCGCCAGCACGACTAGCCCCGCGCCATCGCCGTCTAGGTTGTCCCCCGCCGGGTCATAGCCCAGCCACACCGGCTTGTCGCCGAATGGGCGCGCGGCGAAAGGCTTCCAGTCGCGCCAGATGTCCCAGCTATCCACCATGCAGCGTTGCATGGTCATCATCGGGAACGCCGATTGGGAGTCGTCGACGAACTCACACATCAGGAGGTTGGCGAATTCCTCGTCGCTGTATTCCAGCCGCAGCTGATCGAGATCGAATAGGTCGCAGCCGCCGGCGATCGCGTCCTCGATGGTCACGATCTGGCGCCACTGACCGTCCGGGCCGCGAGCGCCGCCTTTCAACGCGGCGTGGCTGACGTCGATCGACACTCGGTCGGCCTTCTTCTGGCGCTTATTGAAGCGCTCGCCCGTCCAGAACGGATACGCCTCGTGCGCCACCGACGAGGGCGTGCTGAAGTAGGTTTGCTTCCACTTCTTGTGCATCGCCATGCCTGACGTGACTTTGCGGAACTGCTCGAAGCCGTTGATCCAGAAGTATTCGTCGAGATAGGTGTCGCCGTGGTAGCCCTGCGCGGTCTTTGCGTTCGTGCCCAGAAAGTGGAGCTCGGCGCCATTGGCCAAGACGATGGGATCGCCTTTGAGCTCCACGCCGGTAGCCTCTTTTACGAACTGCACGATGTAGTGCTTGAAGATGTGCGCCTGGGCCTTCGAGGCGCTCATGAAGATCTTGTTCTTGCCGGTCTCCACGGCGTCGGCGATCGCCTCGCGCGCGAAGTACCAGGTCGCGCCAATCTGCCTCGACTTGAGCAGGTTGCGGATACGTTCGTGCTGGCCGGCGCGGTACCAGGCGCGCTGGTAATCGAATAGTGAGGCCTCGAACGCCTCGACGATCTGGATCACGCCCTCGTCGCCGACATCGTTGCGCGCGGGTTTACGCTTCTCGCCGGCGTTGCGCCGTTCGATGTTCGGGTTGAGGTCGCTTTCTTTGCCCGATCCCTCGTACTTGTGGACCCGCGCCAGGCGCTCTACCTGGCGCCCCAGGAGATCCAGCTCCTTGAAGTCCTTGCCCTCCTTCGCGTCCTTCCAGATCAGTTGGATCATGCGCGCCTCGAGCGCGCCTTCGATGCGTTGACTTGGCGAAGCATCGTCCCAGGCATCGCGTTTCTTCCAGCTGTCGATGGTGGCACGGGGCAGGTCGAGGAATTCGGCGATACGCGCGATGCGCCACCCCATCCAGTAGAGGTGCCGAGCGGAGAGACGCGAGGCGTCTTGGGTATCCAGGTCGGGGGTCGATGTCGTCATGGCGCCCAGCGTACCCGCGCGCGGGAGTTCGCTATTGCAAGCCCCGGTGTAGACGGCATGACTCACACCCGGCCCGCGTTGAGCCGGGCAGCGAGTGCGCGGAACCTGACGCCCATACGCATTCCGTACCCCGAGGGCACTTCATGAAATGGTTCCGCATCGCGACCGAGGGCGCGACGACCGACGGCCGCAACATCAGCGCAGCCTGGCTGCAACAGATGGCCGACAACTTCGATCCCGACACCTACGGCTGCCGGATCAATCTGGAGCACATGCGCGGCATGCTGCCCGACGGGCCGTTCAAGAGTTACGGCGACGTCACCGCGCTGAAGACCGAGAAAGGCGAGGACGGCAAGCTTCAGCTGCTCGCGGCCATCGATCCCACCGACGACCTGAAGGCGCTCAACGACAAGCGCCAGAAGGTCTACACGTCGATGGAAGTCGATCCCAACTTCGCGGACACCGGTGAGGCGTATCTCGTCGGGCTCGCCGTCACCGACTCCCCCGCCTCGCTGGGCACCCAGATGTTGCAGTTCGCCGCCGGCGCGGGTAGCGAGTCACCGCTGGCCGGACGCAAGCAACGCCCGGACAACCTGTTTACCGCCGCCATCGAGACCGAGTTCGACTTCACCGCCGAGCCACCGACAGATTCCGGCCCGTCGCTCACCGAGCGCGTCAAGGCGCTGTTTCGCAAGCACGACGCCAAAAGCGAGGCGGGATTCGCTGCGTTTCGTGAAGAGCTCGAGCAGACCCTGGGACTCTTCGTCGAGAAGCATCAGGCCCTGGCCGATGACCTCAACGCGCGCCCCAGCGCCACGGACTTCAATGACCTGAAAGCCGCGCACGACACCCTGCAAACCCGCTTCGACGAGCTCTTCCAGCGCCTCGACAACACGCCGCGCCACACCCCACGCCAACGCGCCACCGGCGACGACGGCGCGATCGTCACCGACTGCTAAGGAACCCCGACGCTCATGCGCAACGATACCCGCATCCTCTTCAACCAGTTCGCCGACCAGGTGGCCAAGCTCAACGGTGTGCCCGACGCGACCCAGAAATTCGCCGTCGATCCCACCATTCAGCAGCGCCTCGAAAAACGCATTCAGGAGTCCAGTGACTTCCTGAACCGCATCAACATGATCGGCGTCGACGAGCTCAAGGGCGAAAAGCTCGCCCTGGGCGTCTCGGGCCCGATCGCCGGGCGTACCAACGTCAGCAATCAAGATCGCCAGACCCGCGATCTCTCTACGCTCGACCCGCAGGGCTACGAGTGCCGCATGACCGAGTTCGACACCCATCTCGGTTACAACAAGATCGACGCCTGGGCAAAGTTCCCCAACTTTCAGGCGCTGATTCGTGATGCCGTCATTCGTCAGCAGGCGCTCGACCGCATGACCATCGGATTCAACGGCACGAGTGCCGCCACGCAGACTGACCGCGCCGCGAACCCGATGCTCGAAGACGTCAACATCGGCTGGTTGCAGCAGTACCGCAACAACGCCCCGGCCCGCGTCATGACGGGCGGCGCCACCGCCGATACCGTCCAGGTCGGCAAGGGCGGCGATTACGTTAACCTCGACGCCCTGGTCTACGACGCCGTCAATAGCCTGCTCGAACCCTGGTACCGCCGCGTGCCGGGCCTGGTGGTGATCGTCGGCCGCGACCTGCTCAGCGACAAGTACTTCCCGCTGCTCAATACCGAACAGCCGCCCACCGAACAGATGGCTGCCGACCTGGTCATCAGCCAGAAGCGCATCGGCGGCCTGCAGGGCATGGACGTGCCGTTCTTCCCCGACAACGCGCTGATGGTCACCACGCTGGATAACCTCTCGATCTACTGGCAGACCGGCGCGCGCCGCCGCTACGTCACCGAGAATCCCAAGCGCAACCGCATCGAGAACTACGAGAGCTCGAACGACGCCTATGTCATCGAGGACTTCGGTGCCGGCTGCTTGATCGAGAACATCGAGCTCGGCGACTTCACGGCCGCGTAAGGGGGAGCGATGACCAGCCCAGCCCGCCGACACTTCGAACGCGTCAGCGCCGCACAAGCGGCGCGTGACGCCGGCGACGCGCCCATGCAGGGCGACGAATATCACTTCATGCAAGCCAAGCTCTTCGAGGACTACCGCCGGCTCAAGTCGGTGCAGTCTATCGAGCGCAAGGTCGCCATCAAGCGCGAGATCCTGCCCGACTACGCAGCCTACGTGGAAGGTGTGCTCGAAGCTGGCCAGGGCGCACAAGACGAGGTGCTGATGCGCGTCATGCTTTGGCGCATCGATGTCGGCGACATCGAGGGCGCGTTGAGCATCGGCCGCTATGCCCTGCGCCACGGGCTAGAGCCTGGCGATCAATTTCAGCGCTCCACCGCCGCGATTCTCGTCGAGGAAGCCGCCGACCAAGCGCTCGCCCTGGAAGCAGATGACGCCACCCTGCTCGAGGAACTCCAGGAGATCGAGCGCCTCACCGCGGGCGCGGACATGCACGACCAAATCCGCGCGAAATTGCACAAGGCCCTGGGCAACGCCCATCGCGCCGAGGGCACGCCACAGGAAGCGCTGACGCACTTTCGCCGGGCGCTGGAGCTCAACGACCGCGCCGGCGTCAAGAAAGACATCGAGCGCCTCGAGCGCGAGGTGAAGAACGCCGACGATCAAGCCAACGCCTGATCGTCGCCAACGAGTCGCACGCCGACGTCAGGGGGCGCGACGGTAGAGGCAAGCCCAAGGGGCGCAGCCTCGACCCATCGCCCACCCCCTTCTTGATCAGCACCAGGAGCCACGATGAACAGCTTCGTTTCGACCGGCACCACAAGCACGACCACCGCCGAGCCCGTCACGAATAACGGCTTCTGGCCGGATATCGAACCCGATGTGTTCCGTGACACGCATCGCCTCGACGGCACCATCACCGCAGTGCGAATCGAAGGCGCCCTGCTCGCCGCCATGGCCACGGTCAATCGCACGCTGCGCAATTGGCAGGCCAAACAGGTCGAGGCGGGCTATGACACGGTCGATGCCGTGCCGGTGCCAATCTGGCAAGCGCCGGGAGTGTTCAAAGCACTGTATCGCCGCGCGGTCTACTCCACGGCGCACGCCAGCCTGGTCGAGCGTTACGCCGACTACGACACCACCAACAGCGGGCGCGAGCGTAGCGAAAGCCTCGCCGAGCCGGCGGAGAGTTACCGGCGCGATGCGGCCTGGGCAATCAGCGAGATCGAGGGGCGCCCCCATAGCACGGTCGAGCTGATATGAGCCGCACGGTCCACGCACGGCAACACGACACACTCGACGCTATTTGCTATCGCATCTATGGCACCACCGCCGGCATCACCGAACGCGTGCTGCGGGCCAATCCTGGACTGGCCGATCTCGGCCCCGTCTTGCCTCACGGTACGCCCGTCATGCTGCCCGAGATCACCCAAGCCCCCAGCCGTGCGCCAACCGTGCAGCTCTGGGACTGACTTTCCAACGCTTCGAGGACCGCATGGCCCAGCCGCTCGAAATCACCACCGAAAGCCTCAAGGCGACCCCACCTGCATTCGTCACCGCTTTATACATGGGCGGCATGACGCCGGCCGACTGGGTCACCGCCCTGACTCTGCTCTACCTGGTCTTGCAGATCGGCTTGCTGATTCCGCATTACGTGCGCAAGTGGAAGCGCTGGAGGAACCGCGATGAGTCTTAAACGCCGCCTCATCGTCGGCGGGACCGCCGGCGCGCTCAGCCTCGCCACCGCCGTCGTCTCACAGTTCGAAGGGTATCGGTCGGAGGCCTACCGAGACCCCGTAGGCATTCCGACCATCTGTTATGGCCACACCGGCGATGTCGATATGGGCCAGACACTGAGCCAATCCGAGTGCAAGGAATTGCTCGCTGAGGATCTCGGCACGGCCTTCGACGCCGTCGACCAGCGCGTCGAAGTCGAGCTGCCCCCGGCGCGTCGCGCGGCCTTGGCCTCGTTCGTCTACAACGTCGGCGAAGGTAAATTCGCCCGCTCGACTCTGCTGAAGCGACTGAACGCCGGCAAAGTGCGCGCCGCCTGCGACGAGCTCAACCGCTGGGTCTACGCCGGGGGCCGTAAGCTCGCAGGCTTGGTCAAGCGCCGCGCCGCTGAACGCAAGCTGTGCCTGCGGGGGCTCGATCCGTGATGGCGCTATTGGGGCGCCTGCTCGGCGCCATACCGCTCAAGATCTGGCTGGTATTGATCGGCACCGGAGTGGTCGGTGCCGGCGGCTGGTTCGCCTGGCAGGAATACCGCACCGCGCTGACCGACGCAGCCAGCGCCCGGCAAGCCCTCGACGCTGCCCAGGCCGAAAACGCACAGCGTCAGTTGGTGATCGACGTCCTGTGGCAAAACGCCCAGCGCCTCGAGGAGCAACGCCAGCAGCTGAACGACACGAAGGCAGACCTGGAGCGCACCGCCTCGAACCGACTCACCCGCCTGCGGGAGCTGATCCATGAAAATGCCGAGTTACGTGCGTGGGCTGGTACTCGCCTGCCTGACGCTGTTATCCGCCTGCGCGAGCGCCCCGCCGTCACCGGCGCCACCGATTATCGTCAAGCGCTGCGCGACACCCAGCCCATGCAGCCTCCCCGCGAGCGCACCGATGACTAACGGCGCACTACTCGAGCAGCTCGAGCGAACCGAAGCCGCCTGGGCGCAATGCGCCGCCGAGGTCGATGCCATCATCCAATGCCACGAGCACACCGATGAAAAAACTCCACCTGCTACGCACGCACCTGATTAACGCCGTGCCGGGGCTGGCCCGAGATCCCAGTCGGCTGCTGACCTTCGTCGAGGATGGCAGCCTCGAGTTTCGACGTGGCCCCAATCTGTCCCACGAATATCAGTTCGCCGCGCAGCTGGTGCTGACCGACTTCGGCGATGACCTCGACACCGTCATGGTGCCGCTGCTGCAGTGGCTGGCCGAGTACCAGCCCGACGCGGATCCCGGCGAGGCGGTCAGCTTCGAAGCCGAGATCCTCAGCAACCAATCGGTGGACGTCGCGCTGCGCGTAAGGCTCACCGAGCGCGTGATCGCCAAGGTCGATTGCGACAGCGGCCATATCCACGTTGACCATGTCGTGTCGCGGTTCGAGCGCGATGCCTGCCCTATCTCGCGTTGGCAGCTACTACTGCGCGATGCCGAGGCCGACGACGACTACACCCTAGCCGCCGAATGGGGCGAGACCGATGAAAGATGACCTGCAGGCCCTGGAGGACTGGGCCGCGCCCCTGCTCGCCCAGCTCGAAGCCAAGGAACGCCGCCGCCTGGCGCGCGCCATCGCCCGCGACCTGCGCCGCAGCCAACGCCAGCGCATCCGCTCGCAAACCAATCCCGACGGCACACCCTATGCGCCGCGCAAGCCCCAAAAATGGCGAGCCCGGCAAGGCAGCATCCGCCGAAGCGCCATGTTCGACAAGCTCTCCACCGCCAAGTGGATGAAAGCCACCGCGCATGGCGACACCGCCGTGGTCAGTTTCATGGGCAACGTCGCGCGCATCGCCCGCACCCACCAGTACGGCCTACGCGACCGCGTCGATCGCGACGGCCCCACCATCGAATACCCGCAGCGCGAGCTGCTCGGCTTCACCGACGCCGACCGTGAGCTCGTCATCAACGCACTGTTCACCCATCTGGATCCGGTGTAAGACGCCCGCGCCACACCCTCGCCCGCTTCGCCTGGCACCGCAGCTTCCGCACGATAGCGGCATGCAAAACGTCGCCGAACTTCTCCGCCTGATTCACAACCTGATCCGCACCGGCACCATCGCCGCCGTGGATCACGACACCGCGCGGGTACGCGTCACCTCCGGCGAGCTGGTGACCGACTGGCTGCCCTGGATCGAGGGCCGCGCCGGCTCGACGCGCGACTGGGATCCGCCCACTAAAGGTGAGCAGGTTGTGGTGTTTTCGCCCGGTGGCGATCCAGCGGCAGGTGTGGTGCTCACTGGCCTTTACCGCCGCGCGCATCCTGCGCCAGCCAACTCCGGCGATGTTTGGCATCGCGTGTTTCCCGATGGCGCTGTCCTGGAGTACGACCACGCGGCACATCATCTGCGGGCCTCCCTGCCCGGCTCCGCCGGCCTGACCGCGAGTGGTGATGTCACGGTCTCCGCCGGCGGCGCCATCGAAGCGACGACTGAATCGACCCTAACCGCCACGGCCGCCGGCGGTGCGACGATCAACGCCAACACCCTCATCAACGGCAACCTGACGCTGAATGGCAACCTCAGCCAGCCCGCAGGCAAAAAGGCGACGATGGCCGGCGACGTGGCATTCAAGGGTGCCGTGACAAGCAACGGCAAGGACATCAGCTCCAAGCACGCCCACGACAAAGTCGAGCCCGGTAGCGGTACATCAGGGGAGGTCATTTAATGCCTGGCATGTCGCGCACCACCGGCCAGCGTCTCGACTCGCTCGAGCATCTCCGGCAATCCATCGTCGATATCCTGACCACGCCGCTGGGCTCGCGTGTGATGCGCCGCGACTACGGCTCGCTGCTACCCGAACTCATCGACCAGCCGCTGAACGGCGCCACGGCTCTGCGCGCCTACTCGGCCACCGTCGTCGCGCTGATGAAGTGGGAACCGCGTGTCCGCGTGACGCAGATCACCCGCATCGTATCCACCACGCGCCCAGGGCGTTTCGATCTGCGCATCGCAGGACGCCGTATCGACACCGGCGATGACGTAGCCATCGACGTCCCATTGGGGGCCGCCGCATGAGCTCCCCCATCGATCTTTCCCAACTGCCCGCGCCGAATGTCGTCGAAACGCTCGACTTCGAGACCATCCTCGCCGAGCGCAAATCCCGATTGCTCGAATTGACGCCCGAGGCCGACCGCGCCGACGCTGCGGCCACCCTCGAGCTCGAATCCGAGCCGATCACCAAGCTGTTGCAGGAAAACGCCTACCGGGAAATGACCTGGCGCCAGTGCGTCAACGAAGCCGCGCGCGCCGTGATGCTGGCCTATGCCGACGACAATGATCTCGACAACATGGCGGCCAACTTCAATACCCAACGCCTTGAGGTCGATCCCGGCGATCCCGATGCCACCCCGCCGGTACCGCCGACGTACGAGAGCGACACCGAACTCCGTCTACGCGCCCAGCGGGCATTCGAGGGCCTGAGCGTAGCGGGCCCCACGGGCGCCTACGAGTATCACGCGCTCAGCGCCGATGGCCGCGTCGCCGATGCCAGCGCCAAAAGCCCGGCTCCCTGCGAGGCTCTGGTCACGATCCTGGCGCGGGATGGCAACGGCAAGGCTCCCCAGGATCTACTCGACATCGTCGACGCCGCACTGTCCGACGAGGACATTCGTCCCGTCGGCGACCGGCTCACTGTCCAGAGCGCCGAGATCGTCGATTACGCCATCGACGCCACGCTGTATCTCTACCCCGGCCCCGAGCAGGATCCGATTCGCGAGGCCGCGCACGCACGCGCCGAGGCCTACGTGAAGGCACAACGCCGCCTCGGGCGCGATATCCGCCTCTCGGCGATCTACGCCGCGCTCCATGTCGAGGGCGTCCAGCGCGTCACCCTCGACGCGCCCGGCGTGGATGTCGTCCTCGATGCCACCCAGGCCTCGCACTGCACCGCGATCGCGCTACGCATCGGAGGTACCGATGAGTGACCGCTCCCTGCTACCGCCTAACGCCACCAATCTTGAGCGCGCCGCGGCCGAGGCTCTGGCCGAGATCGAGCGGGTACCCGTGCCGCTGCGCCAACTCTGGCATCCGGACACCTGTCCGGCGCACCTGCTGCCGTACTTGGCCTGGGCGTTTTCTGTCGACCGGTGGGACTCGGCCTGGCCGGATACCACCAAGCGCGACGTGGTTCGCTCGGCCTTCTACATACACCGGCACAAGGGAACCATTTCGGCATTGCGCCGCGTCGTCGAGCCCTTGGGCTATTTGCTGGAGGTCACCGAATGGTGGCAGACCCAGCCCGAGGGCCCGCGCGGCACATTCGCGCTGCGCGTCGGCGTCCTCGACCAGGGCATCAGCGATGCCATGTACCGGGAACTCACCCGTCTGGTCGACGATGCCAAGCCGCTCACGCGGCATATCGCCGGACTCGACCTGCTCGGGGAAACGCGAGGGCCGCTCTATCTCGGCGCGACCACTCAGGATGGCCACACCACCATCGTATATCCCTACGTCGCCGCGCAAACCGAAAACACCGGCCTCGCGCATGTCGGCGCCGGGCTTCACGTCATCGACACTACCACCGTCTATCCGAATACCGCCTAGGAGCCGCCCATGGCGAAGTTCTATACCGTGCCGACCGCCGTCGGCGAAGCCAAGATCGCCAATGCCATTGCCCTCGGCAGGACCCTCACCATCGCCGAGCTCGCCATCGGCGACGGCAATGGCTCCCTTCCCAACCCGGATAGCGACCGCACGTCGCTGGTCAACCAGGTGCGCCGCGCGCCCATCAACACCAGCGTCGTGGACGACGACAATCCGAATTGGATCGTAGTCGAGCAAGTGATCCCGCCGGACGAAGGCGGATGGACGATTCGTGAGATCGGCCTGTTCGACTCGGACGGCGACATGATCGCCTACGGCAACTACCCCGAGACCTACAAGCCCGTGCTCTCGGAAGGCTCCGGCCGCACACAGACGATCCGGTTTGTGATGCAGGTCTCCGACACCGCCGCCGTGACGCTGAAGGTGGATCCCTCCATCGTGCTGGCGACGCGCAAGCTCGTGGACGACAAGATCGACGAGCACGCCCAAAGCCGGGATCACCCGGATGCCACGACGACGCAACGCGGCTTCGTCAAGAAAGCGACCTGGGACGCGACGCGCCAGCGCTCGAGTACCGCCTCGGTGGTCACGCCAGGCGGCCTGGATGGCGCCATGGCCGACCACGAGAACGCCTCGACGGCACACCGCGCCTCGCAAATCGCGCTCGACAAGGCCCTCGACGTCTTCGGCGATGCCGATACCGTCCAGGCGGTGCTGGCCCTCCTGGGCGCGGCGGCCAAGGCCGCGAACCACAACGACATTGACGGCCGTGACAGTTCAGACGCGCATCCCATGGGTGCCATTTCCGGGCTGAATGCTGCTCTCGAGGCACTCGACCAGGCGATCGGCACCAAGCCCGACCGCGACCAGGTCGTCCGGGCGGACAAGCCGTCGCAAATCGACGTCGGCCGTGGCGTGGTGATGATCGAAAACCACGACCAGGACAACGCGGACGGCGCCGGTCTCACCTTCCGCACGACCGACAATCCCGGCGACGGATCACCGGAAAACGTGGGGGCGATCCTTGCCATCCGCTCCAGCGGTGACGCTCTGCGTCTATGGGTCGGCCAGTCGGTGACCTCGACCGGCGATAACGACTTCGAGACCCGCAACCTCAAGGCATCCGGCACCATCAGCGGCAACGGATCGGGTCTGAACAGGGTCAACGCCGACACGGTCGATGGCTGGCACCGGGACCGTATCCGCCAATGGGGCAATATCACCGGCAAACCGGCCACGGCAACAAGATGGCCGCGATGGAGCGAAGTCAGTGGAAAGCCGGACCTCACCCAAAACACCGGTTCGGGGCAAGTCGGCACATACGGCATGTTCGTGGCGCGCGGCGGCGCGACTACTCCAGGTCATACAACATCAGGTAGTGCCCTGCGCTGGTCGAACTGTGCGGGCAACAGGAATAACGGCCGCGCCCCTTCGGGTACCTGGCGCCTGATGGGCTCCTTGGCTGAAGGCGACCGGGATGCGGAATCCTCGAATTCGACCGCGATTTATCTAAGGATTGCATGATGGAAAATGTTGACGCCCTCGACTACCGCGCCCCAGCGCTGAACGCATCCGGTGGCATCGATTGCGAGATCGACCACCCAGACTACGGCTGGATTCCCTTCACCGCATCGCCCGACGATGACGAGCCCGCCGGCCGTGCTCTCTACCGCCGAATCGTCGAAAGCGAAGGCGACCTAGAAGCCTACCGGGAACCGCTGGGCGACCTCGCAGCCCGCAAACGTGACGAGATCGAAGCCGCACGCGACGACGCCATCGCCGGCGGATTCGAGCATACGTTCGGCGACACCACGGATATCGTGCAGACCAGGGAGCGGGACAGGGAGAACATCACCCGGCTGGCCGTCAGCGCTCAGCGCAAGCCGGACGCCACCTTCCCGTTCCGCGCCGCATCGAATACGGAATACCGGCTGACAGCGGACGAAATGCTCGCGCTACACGATGCCGAACAAGCACACGTGAGCGAGCAGTACCGCAGAAGCTGGGAGCTGAAAGCGCGGCTGGAACAGGCGCTCGAGGCCGAGGACCGGGAAGGGATCGAGGCGGTCACCTGGTAATGCCCACACTCACCTAAGCCCGCCGCGTGGCGGGCTATTTGCGAGGGCGTCCTTCCCAAACCATGCAAAGAAATCCAGCTATTTCTATTCATTTAACTTCGCCCCTATGCGCTGCCATATACCCTCAACGCTGACTGGATCATTATAAGACAGACGCATTCTTAGTTTACTTCTGACCAAATAACAAAACTCATCGTCTTGCTCTGATCCAACATGGTAAGCATAAACGGCTTCGACGCAGTCCCAATACCTGTATTCATCAAGCAGACAATCAAAGTAATCAAAAAGCTCTGGCGCATGATGAATCTGTTGAACCATAAACTGAGTAACCCTATAGGGATGGCCAATGGACTGATTCACTATCGACCTCAAGCAATTTGGAGAAACTTCTCCTAACACCCTAAAGCGATTGGGGTGCCTAAGAATTGACTCAGGGGTTATAGGACCATCGTGATCCAACGCTGCTATATCTCTTACACAACCGGGATCAAAAGACAAATGTCTTTGCAAATCTTTATGTGCACTACTTAGAATTTTTGGAAAAATCTGAATAGCATTTTCATATGCCCTTCCCCTTCTTGACTCTTCATCCTGCGCTTCAATAATGGCATCTTGCTGCTTCAGCGTGAGGATCAAAGCGAAAAGAGTGAATGTGACTGCTGCCACACCTACTGTTCCTGAAAGATAGGTGCCCAAATCGGCCCATACAGACGAGTCACTATCCAGTTCCCCACCTCCAAACTGATACAGGTAGAGCCCAATCGCCACCGCAGATACTGTCATTGTGCCCCCAACCAAGAGGCTATAGACCCAGCGCTTATGCCCTCTCTTCATTCTATCCCCCTACGTTTCTGTAGATCACAGTCTATCCCACGCGGGTGTCTTTGGGTCGTCCTACCCTCGTCGCACAACGCTCAAGCCTCGTGCGCAGGGCAATCATACTTTGCTCGCCAGTTGGGATACTCAGTCAGGCAAACGCTGCGGGCCGGGTTGGAGTTGAGGCGGTAGGGATCGGAGAAACGAGACAGCCCGCCGGGCGGCGGGCTTTAGGCCTATCTATTGAACGCGCTAGGCCTCACCACTGGCGCGGAAGGAAGATCAACGTAGGTGGTTTTGATCCCCAGCTTCTCCCCTATCTTGCTTAGGCTATCGCATACCCTCTCCGGGATTCGCACGCTAGGCATGTGTGTCTGATTTTTGCCGTGTAGAACATCATTAGCCATCAAGTTTAAGAGCATGGAAGCCTCTGTAACATCTTCCGCTTTAGGTACGAAGCGCAGTAGTTCCCACGATCCATAAAACGGTATCGACTCCATCTTGGCTATATTGATACCCCCCATCCTTTTCAATGAATTAGACATATCGTCTGTCGCATTACAGTTCGTCAGAGATGCTTGGTTGGAAAGAAGAAAATAACTCAACTGACCCAAGGCTTCGCGAAAATCGTGTATCGGCTTGATCACAAATTGCTCGATCAATCTGCCAAGCACGAAGACCGAAACCCCAGTCACTACCGTCGCAAATATTTCCACTACACTGCCCTCTTTTGTCACCACACATCCTACAACCCCAACCACTTGCCCAACTCTACCAGCCCCGACGCCATGAACGCCTGATAGGGATGATGGACACTTCTATCACATGAATGGCGCCAAGCCCGATGCCAGGGTGCCAACTAAAGTTGAGAGCACCGCAAGCTCTCCAATAAAGCTCACCCTCTTGTAATAGCGTTCTCGGATAGCACTTATTCGACCATCCCCCATCATGCCAGGTGTCATTAGCGCAGAAGCTTTAGATGTTAAAAGCCCGACAGCAATCCCCACTCCTATAGCGAAGGTTCCCCCTACCTGAGCTACAAACTTCCAATCAACCTTACCGAGATGCAGCGAATCCATTACAGCGACTATCGCAGAGATAGCCAACAAAAAATATAAAATCACTGATATTTGATATCTTCTTTTCACCCCTATTTCAATTTCATCGATTAGTTTAGAGAATTCTTCTTCTGTCATAGCGAAATCCTGTAGCTTTGAATTGTGCTGTAGCTTCCACTAGCCGCTCTCCCCGCACCATGAGTTCCTGATCTGAAATGCCCAGTCCCTTTATCACGATGCCTCATGCACTCGATCTTCTAGGTGTAAACCCCGTCTCCTACACCCTGCCCCACTAACACCCTGCCGCGCCACCCCGCACGATATCGGCGTGAATTCACGGTTTCTTTTGAAACTCAGGCCGAACCTGCGCAGGAGCCTCCATGGCACTCGACCAATACCATCACGGGGTGCGCGTCTCCGAAGTCAATGACGGTACCCGCACCATCCGCACCGTTTCCACAGCGGTCATCGGCGTGGTCTGCACCGCCGAGGATGCCGACGATAAAACCTTTCCCCTCGACCGCCCGGCACTGGTCACCAATGTCGATACCGCCATCGGCAAGGCCGGTACCCAGGGCACGCTGAAGGATACCCTCACCACGATCGGCCAGCAGTCCAAGCCGGTCATCGTGGTGGTGCGCGTGGCCGAGGGCATCGATGACGAGGAAACCACCGCCAACGTCATCGGTACCACGACCGAGACGGGACAGCGTACCGGCCTGCAAGCGCTGCTCACCGCCAAGCAAAAGCTGGGCGTGACGCCGCGCATCATCGGCGTGCCAGCGTTGGATACTCAGCCGGTGGCCACCGCCCTGGTGCCGGTGCTGCAACAGCTGCGCGCCTTCGGCTACGTCTATGCCCAGGGCTGCGAGACCATCACCGACGTGACCGCATATCGCGATGAGTTCGGCGCCCGGGAGCTGATGGTGATCTGGCCGCAGTTCGAGGCGTTCGATACCGACGATGCCGCCACGGTCACGGTCAGCCCCGTACCCGTCGCGCTCGGCCTGCGCGCGAAGCTCGACCAGGAGGTCGGCTGGCACAAGACCCTTTCCAACGTCGTGGTCAACGGCGTCACCGGGATCGACCGCGACGTGTTCTGGGATCTGCAGTCACCCAATACCGATGCCGGCATCCTCAACACTGCCGACGTCACCACGCTGATCAACCAGGGCGGTTACCGCTTCTGGGGCTCGCGCACCTGCGCCGGACCGGAATCCCTGTTCCCCTTTGAAAACTATACGAGGACGGCTCAGATTCTCGCCGACACGGTCGCCGAGGCGCACCTGTGGGCGGTCGACAAGCCGCTTCACGCCTCGCTCGCGCGGGACATCATCGAAGGGGTCAACGCCAAGTTTCGCGAGCTCAAGAACCTGGGGCTGATCGTCGACGGCTCGGCCTGGCTGAACGAAGACCTCACCACCGAGACCTCCCTCAAGGCGGGCAAGCTGCGCATCGATTACGACTACACGCCGGTACCGCCGCTCGAGGACCTGGGCTTCCAGCAGCGCATCACCGATTCGTATCTCGCCGACTTCGCCGAGCGCGTCGCGGCCACCGCCTGAACTGACTAGATAGGGACCGATCATGGCACTTCCCAAGAAGCTCAAGGACCTGAACCTGTTCAGCAATGGCGATAGCTGGCAGGGCATCGTCCAGTCCGTCACCTTGCCGACCCTCGCGCGCAAGATCGAGGAATGGCGCGGCGGCGGCATGGATGGGCCCGTCGGCATCGACATGGGCCAAGACGGCCTCATGACCTGCCAATGGACCGTCGGCGGCCTGGTCGAAAGCATCTTCGACAACTTCGGCACCTCACGCATCGACGCCGACATGCTGCGCATGACCGGAAGCTACGAGCGCGACGACGTCGACGAGGCCTCGGCGGTCGAGGTCGTCATGCGTGGCCGTCACACCGAGATCGACATGGGCGACGCCCAAGCCGGCGAGAACACCGAACACCAGGTCACCAGCACGTTGAGCTATTACAAGCTCAGCATCGACGGCGCCCCCAAGGTCGAGATCGACCTCATCAACCAGGTGTTCAAAGTCAACGGCGAGGACCGCCTCGCGGGCCGTCGCCAACGCCTGGGCATCTGAAAAGGAAGAACCGCATGAATGTCACTCGCGGCGTTTGCTGTGCCCTGCTAACGATCATCGCAATGTGGATCTACCTCATTGGACTAATCGAGGGACTCCCGCGCTGGGTCAATGGCATTCCTGTGGTGCTGGTTTATTTCATCGCAAGCGGCGCACGGCTGCCGCACATCACCTGGAGAAAGATCATGACCAAGGCCCAAGTTGCCCAGGCCATCACCACCACCGTCGAGCTCGACACGCCCATCAAGCGCGGCGAGACCGAGATCAGCGAAGTCACGCTTCGCAAGCCCAGCGCCGGCGAGCTGCGCGGCGTGAACCTCGCCGACGTGCTGCAGATGCAGACCGACGCGCTGATGACGTTGATCCCGCGGCTCTCGACCCCTTCGCTGACCGCGCCCGAAGTGCGCCATATGGACCCCGCCGACCTGGTGCAGTGCGGCGGGGAGGTCGCCGGTTTTTTGATCTCGAAGCGGGCCAAGGGCGAGGACGCATAGCCCTCCCCGCCTCGGTGGAAGACGCGATGGCGGATCTCGCCGGCGTCTTCCACTGGACACCCAACGATTGCGCGGACTTCTCCCTGCGCGAACTGATGGAATGGCGCGAACGCGCGCGCAAGCGTAGCGGCGCCGATAGTGACGGAGCCGGCCATGGCGCGCGATCTCAAGCTTCAGGTCATCCTCGACGCCGCTGACAAGGCCACGGCGCCGCTGAAGAAGATCACCCGAGGTAGCAGCAAGACCGCAGACGCCCTGCGCGCGAGCAAGGAAGAACTGCGCAAGCTCGAGCGCCAGCAGCGTGACTTAGGCTCGTTTCGCAAGCTCAAGGAAGCCACGCGCGAGAACGGCGAGGCCCTGGCCGCCGCGCAGGAACGGCTGCGCAACATGCGCGGCGAGCTCAAGCGCACCGACGCCCCCACCGAGAAGTTCCAGCGCCAATTCAAACAGGCCAGCGACGAGGTCGAGCGACTGAGCGGCAAGCTCGGCGACCAACGCCGCCGCCTGGGCGAATTGCGCACCGGGCTGCACCAAGGCGGGGTCAGCACCGACAACCTGGGCCGCAGCGAGGATCAGTTGGCCGAGCGCATACGCGAGGCCAATACCCAGTTCGATGCGCAAAAGCGCAAGATGGGCCAACTCGCCGAGGCGCAGCGCAAAGCCAAGCGCGCCAACGACCAATTCCATCGCGGGATCGGTCGCGCCAATGGCATGCGCGGCGCGGGCATGACAGGGCTGGCCACCGGGGGCGCCGCGCTCTACGGTGCCAGCCGCCTACTCTCCCCCGGCGTCGAGTACGGCCAGCAGATGAGCGCCGTGCAAGCTGTCGGGCGCTTCAATGCTGACGACGAGCGGTTCAAAGCGCTAAAGCAACAATCCCGCGACCTGGGCTCGAGCACCCAATTCAGCGCCGGTGAAGTCGGCTCCGGGCAAGAGTTTCTATTGCGCGCGGGGATGAGTGCTAAAGCCATTCAGTCCTCGATGAAGGACGTGCTCAGCCTCGCCGTCGCCAACAACACCGAGCTCGGCCGCACCGCCGACATCGCCTCGAATATCGCCGGCACCTTCAAGATCGACCTGGAGAAGGAAGGCGCCATGGGCCACGTTGCCGACGTGCTCTCGGCCACGGCCAGCCGCGCCAATGTCGATCTGGCGAAGCTCGGCGAAACGGTGAAGTATCTCGGCGGCGCCGAGGATCTGGATTTCACCCTCGAGCAGGCCAGCGCCATGGCCGGCCTACTGGGCAACATCGGCATTCAGGGAAGCCAGGCCGGTACCACGCTGCGCGGCATGATGAATCGCCTCACCGACCCCACGAAGGAAGCCGCCGGCGTCATCGACCGGCTTGGGGTGAAGGTGGCCAACGCCGATGGCGAGATGCGCGCCATGCCCGAGATCCTGCGTGACATCAACGACGCCACCAAGGATCTCGGCAACGCCGACCGCAAACAGGCCCTGCAGCAGATCTTCGGCGCCGAGGCGGGCTCGGGCATGGCCGAGCTGGTCAGCCAGATGAGCACCGGCAAGCTGGATGGTTTGATCGAAAAGCTCCGGGTAGCCAACGGCGAAAACGACCGCATGGCCGCCACGATGAAGGACAACATCGGCGGCGACCTCAAGAGTCTGCAGTCCGCCTGGGAAGAGGTCGGGATCTCGATCACCGACACCAACAAGGGGCCGTTGCGCGAGCTCATCCAGAACGTCACCGCGATCACCCGCTGGGTCGGCGACTGGATCAAACAGAACCCGGAATTGGCCGGCGGCATCGCCAAGGCCGCCGCCGGTCTCGCCGTCCTGGTCGCGGTGGGCGGCGCATTCACGATCATGCTGGCTTCGCTACTCGGCCCGATCGTCACCGTCCGCTACGGTCTCGCCATGCTGGGCATACAGACCGGCGGCCTCGGCGGCAGGATCTATGCCTTCACCAGCAAGATTCTCCCGGCGCTGGGCCGCGGCATCCTGATGGTCGGCCGCACGCTTACCCTCGCCGGGCGCCTACTGCTGACCAACCCCATCGGCTTGGCCATCACCGCCCTCGCCGGCGCGGCCTACCTCATCTACAAGAACTGGGAGCCGATCAGCCAGTTCTTCAAGGACCGCTGGGCCGACGTCAAAGCCGCCTTCAGCCAAGGCACCGGTGCCGTGCTTCAGCTGCTGCTCAACTGGAACCCCATCGGCTTGCTCTATCGCGGCATCACCGCTGGGCTTTCCAAGCTCGGCGTCGAGGTGCCGGGCAAGTTCACGTCGCTCGGCAGCGCAATCGTCGACGGCCTGATCGGCGGCCTGACGGGCAAGCTCGCCGCGCTGAAAGACAAAGTCGTCGGCATGGCCAGCGACGTGAAAGGCTGGTTCGCTGACGTGCTCGACATCAACTCCCCGAGCCGCGTCTTCGCTCAGTTGGGTGGCCACACCGTGGACGGCCTGAACGTCGGGCTCGATGCCCAGCGCGACGAGCCCGCACGGCGTGTGGCCGAGATCGCCAAGCGCGTGCAACAAGCCGGCGCGGGGCTGGCCCTGGGTGCCGCGACGCTCCCCGCCACTGCCATGCCCACCGTGGCCCAGCAAGCGCCGATTCAGTTCGATACCCGGCCACCGCTGAGCCAGTCTGCCCCGCGCGAGTCAGGCGGCCTCACCATGGGCGACATCAACATCGAGGTGAATGCCGCGCCCGGCATGGACGAACGCCAGCTCGCCCAGTACGTCGCCCAGGAAGTCCAGCGCGCACTGGCCGATCAGCAAGACCAGCTCAACGCTCGACGTCGCTCTTCGTTGAGGGATACGGAATGACCTCTCCCTCACCTTCAAGCATGTGTGCCCTTAGGGTCATCATGAGTGAGCCGATCATCACAAAAGCATCTGTAATGAATAGGGCTGGCAAGCCTAAAATCCACAGACCTGCATGCTCCCCATCTTCGGGCATCACAGATTCTAATGGCGACATAATAATCAGTAGCAGAGCTAGAAGAGCTATCAAAAAGAAGGCCATTGATGTCGCCATATAACGTCGACTCTCGGCATGTTTCAGAGCAAGACTGGCGACAATAGCCGGCGCAGAGATCAAACCAACGATAACTGTGCTTTTTTCACTAATCTCTCGAAAAAGAGAATCAAAACCTACTGTGACCCCAAATCCTAACCAACAACTTATTCCAGCAACGAAGAAGCCCCCCATAGTGATCATATAGTTTTTTGCTTTTTGATCCGGACGCTCAACACTCATTAAGGAATCTCCATGCTAATGGCCCTTGGAATGTTCGTATTCGAAGTCGGTAGCGTCCCCTACCAGCAGCTCAAGCGCGCCACCGAATGGCGGCACGCTAGCCAATCGCGCGTCGGGGATCGACCTGCGTACCAGTTTATCGGCCAAGGGAGCGATACCATTACCCTCAGCGGCACCTTGCTGCCCGAATTCACCGGCGGCCGGCTGGATCTGGACGAGATTCGCGATATGGCCGACAAGGGCCAGGCGTGGCCGCTGGTCGAGGGCACGGGCCGGCAGTACGGCCTGTGGGTGATCACCAAGGTCGATGAAACCTCGAGCGCGTTTTTCCGTGACGGCGCCGCGGCCAAGATCGAGTTCACGATGACGCTCGAGCACGTCGACGATCAACGCACCGACCTGATGGGTGATCTCACCACCTCTACCCTCGCACGACTCGCGGGGGCCTTCGCATGAATGACAACGCCGAGCGCCGCTACCGGCGCCCCAGCTATCGCATCACGCTCGATGAGCAAGACATTACGCCCAGGATCAACGGCCGTTTGATCCGCCTGCGCCTGCGCTCACAACGCGGCCTCGAGGCCGATCAACTGGATCTTACCCTCTCCGACCACGATGGCGCGCTCGCGCTACCGAGGCGCGGCGTGTCCCTGCGCGTCGCCTACGGCTGGCAGGATGACGGCCTGATCGACAAGGGGCTGTTCACCGTGGACGAAGTCCAGCACAGCGGCACGCCGGACCAGATCACCATCCGCGCGCGCAGCGCCGACATGCGCGGCCGCCTGCCGGGCAAGCGCAGCCGCAGTTGGCACGACATCACCGTCGGCGAGATCATCGACACCATCGCCAAGCGCCACACCCTCGAGCCGGTGGTCGGCGACACCGTGCGCGGCATCCGCATCGGCCACATCGACCAGACCGAAGAGAGCGACCTGAACTTCCTCACCCGCCTGGGCGAACGTTTCGATGCCGTGGCCACCGTCAAAGCCGCTCGGCTGCTATTCACCCAGGCCGGCGAAGCCCTGACGGCCAGCGGCCTGGCCATGCCGTCCGTCACCCTCACCCGACGCGATGGCGATCGGCACCGCTACAGCGCCACCGATCGCGACACTTATACCGGCGTCATCGCCTACTGGAACGACAAGGCAAACGCCAAGCGCCAGCGTGTCATCGCCGGCAGCGACGAAGATGCCAAGGAACTGCGCCCCACCTACGCCACCGAGGCCGACGCCCTGGACGCCGCCAAAGCCGAATGGCGGCGCGTGCAACGCGGCGAAGCCACTTTCAAGATCACCCTCGCCTACGGACGCGCCGATATCCTTCCCGAGTCGCCACTCACGGCCAGCGGCTTCAAACCAGACATCGACGCCACGCCCTGGTTGGTCACAGAAGTGGAAGATTCACTCGATGACAATGGCTTTGGCACGCGGGTGCAGTGTGAGGTGAGGGGGGGCGCGGCTGAGACATAGCCACCAAGCTCGAAAGCTCCCTCCCCTTGATCTTTCTATAGGCCGCCCCGAGCTATGGCTAGTGCGCCACACACATGGCTGCTGTCACGTTTGGCCGGTCAGACTGCAGGCGTTCTCATGAGCCAATCGCACTTGGAGAGGAAGAGCCGATGAAGACTTGTATGCAGTGCAACGGTGAGGGGGAAATCCCCTGTCCTGAATGTAATGGGGGTCATTCTGAAGTGAAATGCCCTAGTTGTGACGGCTTGGGGCTTACTCACGATATAGAGGCCGAAAAAGCTAGAAGCTGCACAACCTGTGATGGAGAGGGCTTGGTAGGCCCGGAACACTGCTCTCGATGTGCGGGGGATGGGACCATCGAATGCAGGGTCTGCAACGGGCTGGGGGAAATTGAGGAAGATGCCTGCCTGACTTGTGGTGGATCAGAGGCCGTGGAATGCAGGAACTGCGGCGGACAAGGCAACGTCGTGTGCAGCGAGTGCGAAGGTGAAAACCCATTCTGTGGTGAATGCGACGGCAGCGGTCGCAGCTCATGCGAAGAGTGTGATGGCGATGGCGAAGTCGCCTGTCCACACTGTAGGCAAGCAGCCTGAGTGGGAGCCCCGGCCAAACGTAGCCGGGGCATTCTTTTCTCACCACCCATACCGCCGCGCCTGGCTCACCACCACACCCCGTAGATCCGACCGTCTAGCCCATAGCGATTCCTTGGGGCCGACGGTCGGCATCAGGCGCAAGCGTCCGCCGATGCGATGGCTCTTGAAGAGCCGCTGCTCACCTTCCAGGTCCACTACCACCAGATCCGCGTGCCCGGCGGGCTTCTGCTCATCGACAACCAGCAGGTCACCTTCCATCAGCGGGCCGTTCACGCCGGCTTCTTCGCTCACCTCGACCACATAGCAGCTCGGGGGAAAGCCGGAGAGGTCGTAGCCTTCCAGCGCGGGGTGTTTGATACCCAGCATCGCCGGGCCGAGGTAGTTCACTCGCATGTCGTCCCTGCCATTCGGATCCTGCTACCCGCCGCGCCATGCCGGGCCCGGCCACCTGCGCTCCCTAGAGTTTGTCATATTAGCGTTTGCCTAAGGGTGCGTTACTGTCGAATACTGTATAAACAAACAGCTTTTGACAAGAGGCACCGCCATGCGCGATCCCGAGATCCGCCATCCGCACCCGGCGCCGCCATACCGCGCCTTGCCCCATCCGCTGGTTACCATCCGCGCCGGTATCTCCGGCTTCCCCTCACCGGCGGAGGACTACGTCGGTCGCACGCTCGACCTCAACGAGCGGCTGGTGAAACGCCCTGCAGCCACCTTCTTCATGACCGTCGCCGGCGACAGCATGGTCGACTTTGGCATCCAGGACGGTGACACCCTGGTGGTGGACCGCTCCATAGACGCGAAGCCCGGTCATATCGTCGTCGCCCTGGTCGACGGCGAAGTGATCGTGAAGCGATATGAGATAATTGGCCGGCGGCCCTACCTGTGCTCTGGCAACTTCCAGTACGCGCCGATTCCGCTTGCCAACATCGAGTGCCAGGTATGGGGGGTGGTGCGCTCGGTCATCCACGAGTTCGTCGTATGATTGGGCTCGTGGACTGCAACAACTTCTACGTCAGCTGCGAGCGCGTCTTCCAACCACGGCTAGAGGGCGTACCGGTGGGGGTGATGTCGAACAACGACGGCTGTGTGATCGCCCGCTCCAACGAACTCAAGGCTCTGGGCGTCGAGATGGGCACCCCAGCCTTCGAGCTGCAGGAGTGGGTAAACCAAGGCCGCATCCATCTGCTCTCGTCCAACTACGAGCTCTATGGCGACATGAGCGCCCGGGTGCGTGAAGTCCTCGAGGAGTTCTCCGCCGGCGTCGAGCCCTACTCCATCGACGAGATGTTCGTGCGCTTCGACGGCTTCGACGCCGCCACCACCCAGGCCTTGGCCCGCACGCTCTACCGCAACGTGCGCCAATTCACCGGCATCCCCGTCTGCGTGGGCGTTGCACCCACCCGTACCCTGGCCAAGCTAGCCAACCGCGCCGCCAAAAAGCTGCCGGAGTACGGCGGTACCTGCGTCATGCATGCCAACGGTGATGACACTCGCCGTCTACTCGAGCACACCGCCCTGGGGGACATCTGGGGCGTGGGCCAGCGGCTTGTTGAACGGCTCGCTCTCCAGGGCATCAAGACCGCCTGGGATCTCCGACAGGCCGATCCCAAAGCCATCCGCCAACGCTTCTCCGTCACACTCGAGCGCACCGTGCGCGAGCTTCAGGGCACGCCCTGCATTGAGCTCCACGACGCCGATCGGCCCCGTGATCGCATCATGACCTCGCGATCCTTCGGCCGCCTCACTGGCGACCTGGGCGACCTGCAGGACGCCATCCGTCAGCACGCCCAACGCGGCGCCGAGAAACTGCGCCGGCAGGACAGCCACGCTCGCGCCGTGCTCGTCTTCCTCAAGACTAACCGTCACCGGCCCGACCTGCCCCAGTACTCGCCCAGCATCGTCATAGAGCTGCCCGAGCCCACCGACGACAGCCGGCCGATCCTCGCCGCCGCCCGCCAAGGGCTCGAGACGATCTATCGCCGTGGGTACCGATTCATGAAGGGCGGCGTGATGCTGCTCGACCTGGTGGACGCCAACCGCGAGCAGCTCTCACTACTCGATACCCCCGAGCGGGAAGCCCAGCGCGAACGCGACCACAAGCTAATGGCCGCCTTGGACGCGCTCAACGGGAAGATGGGCAAGGGCACTGTGCGCCTGGGCGTGCCACGCCAGAACGCCGCCTGGCACCTACGCTGCGCGCACCGCACGCCACGGTGGACAACGCAGTGGCGAGAATTGCCTCGCATTGCGACCCGTTAGGCCATGGCGCCGGATCCACGGTCCACGTATCATAGCGGCCAGAATTTCGTGTCAGGATGATGAGATGTCAGAGCAGATCGTACTGCCCTTTCTGAAGTGGGCCGGGGGTAAAAGGTGGTTGGTCCGCGATCATCCTGAGATCTTCCCCACTGAGTTCAATACCTACATTGAGCCCTTTCTCGGAAGCGGCTCAGTGTTTTTCCATTTGCAGCCTCAGCAGGCCTTGCTATCCGATGCTAACCAGGAGCTCATCACGACATATCGTGCCCTGAGGAACCGGAATCGCATGGTGGAGAACCTGCTCAAAAGCTACCACGAGCAGCACTCCGAAGAGTTTTACTACTTCATGCGCGCCCAGACGCCGACTAAGCAGGAAGAGATCGCCGCGCGCATGATCTATTTGAACCGAACCTGCTGGAACGGTCTCTATCGCGTCAACCTTTCGGGAAAGTTCAACGTGCCGAAAGGAACCAAGAGCAACGTGGTGCTTGATACCGACAACTTCCGGGAAACCGCAAAACTGCTCCGCCGCTCTGTGATCACGCACTCCGATTTTGAAGAGATCGTTGATGCGGCACAGGAAAACGACTTTGTATTTGTCGACCCTCCTTACACCGTCAAGCACAACTGCAACGGCTTCGTGAAATACAACGAGAAGCTATTCTCGTGGGATGATCAGGTCAGGTTAAAGCATGCCATCGATCGTGCTACGGACAGAGGAGCCAAGGTTTTGCTCACCAACGCGAACCATGACTCCATACTAGACCTTTACAAAGACTATGTTAACCACAGCACACTAACTAGAAGTAGCGTGCTGTCTGGAAAAAGCGAGCACAGAGGAAAATATGAAGAGCTTACAATAAGCTGCTGGGCCTAAAACCCAGCAGCCCTATCACTCTTCTACGATATCCTCTAGCTTCACTTGCCCCCTCAGCAGCTTAAGAAACATTGCCTGTCCACCACTACCCGGGACAAAATTACGAGCGGTAAAGTCTTCATCCTTAAGCTCGATACCATCAAAAAAGGGCAAAAATTCTTCTTTACTGGGAATTCTACCTATATCATCACCCACAGCAGTCAAATATACATCTTCTTTCAAATACTTCATCAAAGCTTTAAAAGAATTAGACTTAGGAAGCAGGTTCCCAGTCACATCCAGCCTCTCCCACGAGTTAGGCCACTTACTTTTTACCGCCTCAAAATAATTATAAACTATCTCTGCAATATCCAAATCTTTACCATCTAAAAAAAGATTCCTAAAAGGACGATTTAACAACTCAGCATGATCCGCTCTCCGTGGCCGCTTACCCTCAATAAGCATATTTCTATCCACTACAGGGTCGGCGGATATAAATCGCACTAACGATTCTACAAATGCAGCTTGAGTTAATGGTTCGCGCTTCCTTCCCGGCGTAGCAGTACCAAGCCTTTTTATTCTCTCAAAAAAAGGACTAGTAGGCTCACCATCTAAAACAACTGCCACATTATGGCAGGTCTTGAATGGACTATCCGTTTTTGCCAGCTCAGTTAAATCATACACCAAACTTCGATTAACCTTGGTTTGAGCAAGGTTTACAGTGGCAAATATATTTGCTTGCTCAGCGACATCCGCACCGACAAAGATAGATACATTTATATCAAAAATTCTCGCCCAGTCATCAAATGTCCAGTTATCATTTTCATCCATGAAAGCAGCAATCCGATGCTGACCATCAATCACTTTTGCAATCTTTCCTTTAGGAATTGGGTCTTCGTCTATCCCTTCCTCAGGATAATATGCAGAAAGTGACAAGTAGTAGAACTCATCCGTAACCTTCTCCAGCACGACACATTTTTCATCAACAGCAAGAACCACTGCTGTAGGGAAAGTAGAGTCATCACCCTCAATATACTTCTTTATCTCATTTATTCTTCTTTTACTAACTGGTCGCTGGATACCTAGATATTTCTCTAAGTCACGCTGATCTTCTGCCAAGCGACGGACGTCTGAATAGGAAATCTCGACCAAGTCTCTAGCTCTGATACCAGCGACAAAGAAGGTGCCGATGGGCTGCTCGACTTTTAGAACTGGGATCTTTAAATTAAAATCACTCATCATCAACCCTCGGTCTTCCTTAACCTGTCAGAAAAATCACTTTGAAATTGCTTTTCACTAGTTTCCTTGCGACGAAAAAAACCCCTGCCACCACCAAAACCATCCAGTAATGAAAGGTACCAACAAAAAAGAGAAAAAAGATATATATAAAGCGCGTTACCCACTAAAAACGCATGAAGAAAAGTGCTCTTAAAACTCCCCAAATCTGTTTTGACCGCCGCAAACCCAACCACAGTAATCATAAGAGAAACCACAGCCAAAAAAGACATTAGCTGATATCCTCTAAAGACTTTAAAAGCATCTCTTAACTTCTCAGAAAAATCAGCATTATCTTCTGCTTCCTGAAATTTCTCATAAATAATATATATAAGCGGCGTCAAAAAGGAAGCCGAGTAAACAAAAAGCTCCGAAACTGACAATCCCTCCTGAAGCTTGGAAAAAAACTTTTCCATTAGAGCGCCCGAACCATCAGGAACCTCTGATAAGGCAACTGACAAGAACACAGGCGAAGTTGTTAAAAGCCAGAGAACACCAAATTTTTTCAAGGCCTTTTTATGACTGCTAATGGGAAAAAAACACAAGCTGTTTAGAACTGGGACTTTGTCTGCAAAGGCCAGGACATAATATTCAGCTTTTGTTGTCCACCACTGCCTTAACCAAAGCCACATACAGGCACCATATCTCAGAAAAAAAGCACCAATCAAAAGCGCTATAACCAAAATAATATAAAGAAAACTGACACCTCCAATGACAGCCCCTAAACCCTCATTCCCATCCATGCGTAAAACACCTCAATGGAACAGTCCTTTATACTTAAATTCAGGCATCAACTAACCCGCCCAATCCTGACCCGGCACCGACCCAGAATCTCCACGTCCTGCATCTCGTCGGGCTTGATCATCTCTTTCTCGTAAGCGTGGTTGTCGCTGATCAGCAACCAGGCTCCACCCGCGACGCGTTGCACGCGCTTGATGCGGTATTCCTCCCCCACGCGAAGCAAGAACACGCCATCCGGCGTGCGCTGGCTGCAGTCGACGATCACCCGATCGCCGTCCTGGAGTGTGCTGCCCATGGAGTCGCCGCGGACCTTGGCGCCGATCAGGTGCGCGGGATCCAGCCCCTCGGCGGATAGCGCCTGGGTCTGGAAATAGAGGGTGCTTTCGATGTTCTCGTGCTCGATGAGGCGCCCTGCGCCGGCAGCGGCCTCGATGTCGTACATCGGCACAGGTGAATAGCCATCCAGGGGTTCTTCAACTGGTGCCTGCACGTCGGAGGAACCACCGCTGCTCTTACGCCCAGTCAGCACGTAATACACGTCGACACCCGCGCTATCGAGAGCCGCGAGGTATTCCGTGTCGGGGTTACGAGTGCCCTTTTCATAGTTGATCTGGGTCGTCTTCCCGACACCCGCAAGGTTCGCAAACGCGGTCTGACTAAGGCCTAACCGCTTTCTCTCCCCTTTGATACGCTCGCCAACGGTTCTCAAATCAGCACCATATATACTTGACATGGTTCACATTCATGAACCAGTATTGATTTGCAGTCTTTCACTGGTTTTCACATCACAAGGGAGCCACTGCCATGGCCACCTCTGTTGCTACCCAGGCCCGAGACGCTCGGGCCATCAAGATCGAGATCTCCGGCGTCACCGGCTCGGGCAAGACCTCGCTCCTTCACATCCTCGGCCGCTACCTCAACGAGCAGGGCTTTCCCGTTGCCCTGGAGGATGCCGATCCGGCGAGCCTGGGCGGAACGCTGATGCGTCCCGAGACGCTCGACAAGGAAACCGCCGGCGCCGATCTCGCACGTTTCCGCGAACACCGGATGCATCACCCGATCACCCTTCGCACTCGGCTGACGGAAGATTCGCGTTCTCCTCAGCCTGTCGCTGTACAAGGCGCTTGATCTCGTTATGGGCGTTGATCTGGCTGACAAAACGGGACTCGTTGCCCGGCAAAGCCGCCATCAAGGCATCAAAGTAGCTGGCAGGGCCACTGCCCTTCAGCGCCTTGAGCGCAGTACGACAGGACTTACTGCCCTCTTCACGATGCCCCTGCAGGCGCAGCAGGCAGCCCAGTGCAAACAAATCCCCAATTGCCAGCGCCTGATCGCTAGGCAGCTCGTGAAGCAGCCTCCAAAGCCGTTTTGCATCCACTGCCATGACGCCGCCTTTGTCTTTCACTCTATTTAGGAAGCCTAACCTATGAGCCATCCCGACACCATCATGTCGCCCACCGTGAGTCGCGCGCCCAAAGGCTGCAATCGCCCGGTGATGACCCACCTGACGGAAACCGAGCGGCAGCGCCTGGAGAGCATTGCCGAGTTGGAAATGCGCTCGCTCTCCGCGACGTCTCGCCTGCTGATGATCAAGGGCATCGAGCAGTACGACGCCGAAACCGAGCAGGCCGCTCGATCTTGATCTCTCCATCGTCCTGCATTGCCGCATAAGGAACTCCGCCATGTACCAGGACCCGAAACGCGTTCGCACCAAGGCCACCGTCTATCTGGACCAGTACGAAGCCGACGTCATCACCGCGCTGGCCAACTACCTGGGCGTACCCAAAGCCGAGGTCATGCGCCAGATGATGATGAAGGAGGCGCGCGAGGTGCTCGGCGTCGACCTCGCCGTGCTTGCCGACACTATCGCCGCCTGCGCGAGCTGAGCCCAGCACCACATCCACCGTGCATTCGAGGTGCTTCATGCCGGAAAAAGCGATGGAGCTCGACCCACAGCTACAAGACGTGCTCGACGCCATCCGTGATCAACAAGGGCTGGAAAGTCGCGAGCAGGCCGCGGAATGGCTGCTGCGCCGGCGAATCCGCCGCGGCGCGCAAGAGCTGACAGGACGTGGCCGCGCCCTTTACCCCGCAGGGAGGAAACATTGATGACCGTACAGAACCGCCACCGCATCCCGTGCCCGCATTGCGGCGTGAACCTGCGCGTTCGCAAGAGCCAGGGGCTCACGCCGGTGTACCGCGAGGCGGTCTTCGAGTGCCGCAACGAGGATTGCGGCTGGCGCGGCAAAGCGTCGATCGAGATCACGCACACCATCGCACCCAGCGATATCCCCAACCCGACCGTGGCCTTGCCGTTAGTGCCACGCCTGCGGGACCTGATCACCAAACAAGCCCACGCCGCCAACGGCTGATACCGGAGAACAGCATCATGAAAAGCACAGCCAACAATGTGACCACCCTCGCCCCGCACAAAGACGCGCACAACATCGCTGCCGGCCGCCTACTCCGGGATCGCTGGGAGAACCGCGTCAACGCTCTGGCGAATTGCATCGAGCACCTCATCGTCGATCACGACATGACTGAGGCAAACGCCGAACTGGTGGCCATACAGGCCTATGCCGACCTGGAGTCCACCAACCAGGTCGCCCGTATCGATATCGACGCGTGTACGCCCCACGTGGTGGTGCTGCGCACCGAGGGCGGACGTCCGGTTGTATTCACCGTGACCGACTTGATGCACGTGCTGACCCAGGCCCGTCAGGAAGAGCGTGCCGTGGTGGTCGATCGCGAGCGCCGGCGCCCCGTCGTCCTCGAGTACTGAAGCGGTAGCCACCGCCCTTCACCGCGTTCTCTATTCATGAGCAAAAGGAGGCCCAGCGTGAATCCATCGCTGCGCCAGGACATTCTTGCGCGCTTGACGCGCGACTATCAGGCCGAAGAACGGGGCCCGTACCTGCAAAAGGTACAGTGTCCCGACTGCGGCAAGCGGGAGGCGTTCATCAACGCCGAGTCGCCGTGGATGCTCAAGTGTGGGCGGGAGAACAACTGCGGCGCGCAGCACCACGTCAAAGCGTTGTTCCCGGAGCTGTTCGATAGCTGGACGGAACGCTATGACGTGCCCGAACAACGCGCCGAGAGTGGCTCGCCAGTCGCCGATGGCTACCTGCGCGATGGCCGCGGCTTCGATCTCGAGCGCATTCGCGGCTGGTACACCCAGGAGAGCTACTGGAAGCCGGGCATCGGCGGTACCGCCACGGTGCGCTTCGCCCTGCCCGGCGGCGCGTACTGGGAACGTCTGCTCGACAAGCCTGAGCGCTTCGGCAAACAGAAGGCCAACTTCGTCGGCCCGTACAAGGGCGAATGGTGGCAGCCGCCGGCGCTGACCGATGCCGACCTGGTGGAGGCCGGCGAGGTCTGGATCACGGAAGGCATCTTCGATGCCACGGCCCATTACCACCACGGCAAGGCCGCTGTATCGGCGATGAGTTGCTACAACTATCCCCGCGTGGCCTTGGCACGGCTGGCTGATGCCGCCCATGCCGCGGGCACCGCGCGCCCGACGCTGGTGTGGGCACTGGACAGTAACCGCGCCGGCCAAAACAACACGCTCAAGCATGTGCGCCGCGCCCGGGCCGAGGGCTGGGAATGCAAGGCCGCGCAGATCCCCGGCGGTGGAAAGCACGACTGGAACGACGCGCACCAGCGCGGCGAGCTGACCGACGAGCACTATGCCACCTACCGCCACCACGGCGCCCTGCTATTGGCGCCGTCGGCCATGGCCAAGGCACTGCTCCTCTACAAGCGCACCGAGAGGCGCGAGTGCTGGTTCGAGTACAAGCGCCAAATCTGGTGGTGGAAGCTGGACGTCGACGCCTTCGACCGCGCGGTACGCGCCGAGGGTGAGGACGGCGGCGACCAGGAGCAGTTGAACCCGGCGATCCGTGATGCCGCGCTGGAACAAGCCGGCAGCGTGAAGCGCATCTGCACCTGCTACCCCACGGCACTGTACTACCAGGCCAACGCCGTCACCGACGAGAGTTGGTACTACTACCGCGTCGAGTTTCCCGATGGCCGGGCACCGGTGAAGAACACCTTCAGCGGTGGCCAGCTGGCCAGTGCCAGCGAGTACAAGAAGCGCCTTCTCGGCGTGGCGCCGGGCGCGGTATGGACCGGTACCAGCCAGCAGCTCGACACCCTGCTCCAGGACCAGATCGGCAACATCAAGACGGTCGAGACCATCGACTACATCGGCTACAGCAAGGAGCACGAGGCCTATGTGTTCGGCGATCTTGCCGTGGCCGGCGGTAAAGTCGTGTCGATCAATAGCGAGGACTATTTCGAGCTTGGTCCACGCAAACACCTCAAGACGCTGAGCCAATCCGTCATCCTGCACCTGAACCCGGATCGGGACGCTTACAGCACCGCGTGGACGCGCCAGCTGCTGGGTGCCTTCGGTGCCAAGGGCGTGGTGGCCACCGGCTACTGGCTGGGCAGTCTGCTCGCCGAGCAGATCCGCGCCGCCCAGGGCAGCTTCCCCTTTCTCGAGATCGTCGGCGAAGCCGGCGCCGGTAAGTCCACGCTGATCGAGTTCCTGTGGAAGCTGGTCGGCCGGCGGGACTATGAGGGGTTCGACCCCAGCAAGGCGACCATGCCGGCTCGCTCCCGCAACTTCGCCCAGGTCGCCAACCTGCCGGTGGTGCTGATCGAATCCGACCGGGATCAGGGCGACGGCGCCAAGCAGAAGCAGTTCGACTGGGACGAGCTGAAGACCGCCTTCAACGGTCGCTCGATCCGTGCCCGCGGCGTCAAGAGCAGCGGCAATGAAACCTACGAGCCGCCCTTCCGCGGCAGCATCGTCATCAGCCAGAACGCGCCGGTACAGGCCGGCGAGGCGATCCAGACCCGCATCTGCCACCTGCACTTCACCCGCGAGGGCCAGACCCGCCAGACCAAGGAACTGGCCGAGGCCCTGGAGAAGGCCGAGCTCGAGCATGTCAGCCAGTTCGCTCTGGACGTGGCCAAGCGGGAAAGCGCCCTGCTCGAGCTGATCAATGCCCGCTCGCGCGAGTACGCCAACCGACTGACCGACGATCCCGAGATCAAGGTGCTACGCATCGCCAAGTGTCACGGCCAACTGATGGCGCTGCTGGACTGTCTCGGCCCCGAAGGCTTGGGCCTGTTCGACGCCCAGACCATCGACCAGGCCTGTGGCCACGTGTGGCAAATGGCGCGGGATCGCCAGCAAGCCATCAACGCCGACCACCCGCTCGTCGCCGAGTTCTGGGAGGCGGTCGAGTACCTCGAGGGGCTTTCCGAAGAGCCGGTGCTCAACCACTACGGCAAGAACACGGATCTGATCGCCATCAACCTCAAGGACTTCGAGCGCCGCTGTGCCGACTACAAGCTGCGCATCCCCGAGGTGCGCGAGCTCAAGCGCTACCTGAAGTCCAGCAAGACCCGCAAGTACATCGATGCCAACCGCACTGTCCGCAGCCAGATCCGCCTGGGCAATACCAGCGTGAAGTGCTGGGTATTTCAAGCCTGAAACCACAAAAGGAGCCTGTGATGACCACCCCACCAAGCATGCCGCGTGTCACCCAGCGTCTGCGTGAACGCAATCACCAGACCCTGGAGGCCATGCGCCTCGCCGAAGCCGATGCCAAGCGCCGCTTGGATCGTGTCGAGCAGCTCGGCGCTGCAGCACTGAGCCGGTTGGTCGATGTCGCCCAGGGCGACAGTGGCCAGAGTCACCATTGCCGCCGCCTGCTGCTCGCTATCTACAACGGGCCCGAGTGGCCTTTCGACCTCACTCGCTTGCGCGCGATCGACCGCAGCCTTCAGGACGCTGCCCTGGTCGTCATCGAGTGGGCCACCTACACCCGCCGCGAGCTGCACGAGTACCTGCCCAATGGCGATCGCTTGATGCAGCGCTTCCGACTCATCGAAACCCGCGGAGAGGACTGACCCATGGCCGACAACGCAGACCGCGCCACCGAACTGATGGAACAGACCCTGGAACACGCACTGGCCACCAGGTCAGCCTGGACCGGCGTCGACTGGGCGCGCGCCGAGTGTGAGGAATGCGGCGAAGAGATCCCCGCCGCCCGCCGAGAAGCCGCGCCCTGGGCGACAACCTGCATCGAGTGCCAATCCATCCGGGAGCAACGGAGGCGGCATGTACGGTGAAACGGTAAAAGGCGGGCCACTGGCCCGCCAAGCCGCCATGCTGTGCAGAGACGCGCGCTTTCGGCTTTACCTGGATCGCCGCCGGCGCCACAAGTTCGGGCTCAGCGAACAGGACCTGCCCGACGGTACTCACAATGAGCAAGACGCAAGGGATTGGCTGTGCGCCGCCTGCGGTATCCAGAGCCGCGCCGCGCTGGATCACCAGGAACAGGCCGCTACCATGTTCCGAACAATCCGTCAGCGCTATGGGCGCTGGCGTCTGCGAAGCCGCCAAGGAGACGCCTAATATGCCACGTCACATCGACCAAATTCTCGCGATGGCCGGTAATCGCCCCCTTTCAGCAGGCGAGATTGAGAGACTGGGTGGCTATATCCGCGACCTGGAGCGAAGGCAAGCGAGACCGGCCGACGTGCTTGAGCGAGAACTTGCCCGGACGCGGGAAGATCTGAAGAACTGTCGTAGGCTGCTCAACAAGTACGACATCAACGAGATCATGGACTAATCGCCCGCCGCCCTCTTGGGCGGCACTCTTCGGACGGCTAGATAACGGTATAAGGAAAGAAACCACCGTGCTTCCACCCCTGCCACAGTCCTAAAGATTCCCTTAAACTGTATAAGAGTACAGTTATGGGGAGGCATATTATGGCGGACGGCGTCGAGGTGCGCGGCAACACCGTGCGCGTCTACTTCCGTTGGCAGGGGGAGCTCTGCCGGGAACCGCTCCCAGGTAAGGCCACGGAGCGCAACATTGAGCATGCCAGGCGTCTGGTCACGATCATCAATTACGAGATCGATGCCGGCACCTTCGACTATGCCAGGCACTTTCCTGAATCACGGCGGCTGCACGAGAGCACTTTCGGCTTCTATCTGGACTTGTGGCTGGCCATCAAGAAGAACGAGCTGGCCTACTCGAGCTACCGGGGAATAGCTTCCAAGGCCGAGACACACGTTCGCCCGCGCTGGGGAAACGAACAGGCCGATGACATCGACCACATCGAGCTGCAGGATTGGATTCAGAAGGACCTGGCCACGCACCTGGCGAACAAGACGATCAAAGAGGTCGTCAGCATCATGCGGCAGACCTTCCGGCTGTACGCCACACGCAACAAGAAAGCCTTCGATCCTACCCTGGGCATCAACATCCGGCTTCCAGATGACGAAGATCCCGATCCGTTCGAGAAAGCCGAGATCCGCAAGATCCTCGAGACGCCGACAAAGCGGGTCCAGGAGCTCAACCTGATGAAATTCGCAATGTACGACGGGCCCAGGATCTCGGAGGCCCAGGCCCTGGCGTGGGAGGATGTGCTCGATGTCGAAAAGGGGATCATCCGCTACCGGCGTGCTGTGGTGCGTGGACGCTTCAAGGTGACCAAGACCAAGCGATCGACGCGGGTGCACCATCTACTGAAGCCGGCCCGGGAGGCGCTCCAGGAACAGTTCGCGCTGACCGGCAACCTGCCGGCGCAAACCTACCAGGTCGTCGATCGAGACAACCGGACCGTCAGGCAAGAAAAGCTGCGACTAGTGTTCCTGAACTCGCTGAGCGGGAAGCCATTCTATGAGAACGCCATCCGTCAGCGCTTCTGGAAGACTCACCTGGAGAAGGCGGGAGTGAGGTACCGCGGCCCGAACCAGTGCCGGCACACCTTCATCAGCCAGATGCTGTCCCTGGGCGTGGTACCGCTTCACTGGATTGCCAACCACGTTGGCCACTCCAGCATCACCATGATTCAGCGCCGCTATGGCAAGTGGATTCATGCCGACGGGCAGGACGTGCCGACCATGATCGAGAAGCTTCTGGATCTATAA